TCAGCAACATCGCTCAAAATTGCCCAGAGACGGCGGTTCTGCTCGCCCGACCTTTTAGCCTGGTACGCCTCCACCGTGACGACCAGCGGCTGCCCGATGCGCGCCTGTTCGCCTGCGTTGTCCTTGATGAAGGCGATCATCTTGCGGGCGTGTTCCGGGTCGCGAAGTGTGAATGTCGGCATGTCAACCTCCCCAAGCGGGCGGATAAAGTTCGTTCTTCTGCGCGAGAAGATCGTCGGCTTCCTCGATCATCCCGGCCAGAATGTCGATGGCCATTTCGGCCTGGGCGATATGGTTCTTGCGGTTGATCTCGTCCTGCAAAGCCATACGGATCAAATCGCATGCTTTCTGCGCCGACTTCTGCATGGCTTCCATCGTGTCCTTGTAGGCACCATTGACGGTCGCGTACTTGCCGCGCGCCTCTATAAGCGAAGGATCTACTTTGGCGAGGTCCATCATGCGGCCACCAGGTTCTTGATCTCTCTCTTACGCTTGCTGTACACTGCAGCGATTTCCGCGCGCTGCAATTCAGAAAGAGGTTTCGCCCCGATCACATCGCCCGTTGCAAGAAGGTCTTCGATCGTCGCGCACTTGTTGATGTCGGCAACGAAGCCTTCCATATGCTGCTTCGTGATTTCCTCGGGTTGCTCGGGCTCTTCGTCCTTGTGCAGATCGCCCTTGTGCCAGAGGTCCAGTGCGGCACCAAAGCGCATTGCAGCGTTCCGTAGCGCGTCGCCAATACGTTCCTTCATGGCGTCCGGCCCGGTTTTACCTTGGGCGTCGCCGTAGCCCAAGCGCGTCACGCCGCAGACCGTCAGGCGAATCCACATGCCGCCGAACTGGTCGAGCAATGGCAAGCCGTCAGCGCCGAACGCGACAGGCTCCCATGTCCAGTTTTCGTCGCAGTCGAGCAGACGATCCGTGAGAGCGGCATGGCCGACGTAATCCAGATGAACGGCCGGCTGTCCGTGAAAGCCGCCGCAGATGTTGCATTTACTCTTCGGCGAATCCTTTTTGTATGGCTTCGGAAGCGTGCTGATCTGATGCGGCGGAAAAGGCTCGCGCAGTTTCTGAAGGCCTGTCTTTTGCGTTTCCATTTCGTGCTCCGTTTCGTTGTTCGTGCCACCACAATTCTTCTAAAAGTTGTTCCTGCATCCACCAGTCGGGCCCGTCGTCTATCACGTCACCCTCCCGTGCATCGCCGCGTCCACACTTGGCGGGTCATCGGGCACTGCAAGTACTGCCGCCGATAACACAACGCCAAGCAGAATCCAGAGGCCAACGAGTTGCGCGATGTTTTTAGCCAGGCGTCTCACCGAATGCTCCCGTAAGGTGTTGTACGGCGCTGCACGCGGTTCGCCGGTGCAAGCAGATACCGGTCACCCAACTGCTCCTTCGCGCGCGCCAGACGATCCTCAACGCTATCCACGTACTCGGACCATTGGCGAAGCTGCTCTTTACGTTGCGTTTCGTATGCGTCGAACATGTCAATTGCGCTCCCATTCCGCATCATCGAAATACTGGCTCATCAGGTATGCGACACCAGCTTCTTTATGCTCATGTTTAGGATCGAATGACTTCATCAGCGCGCGGATGTGTTTCAGGGCAGCACTCTTGTCGATGTCTTGTTTCGCTGCAATCTTCAAAGACTTCAGTCCTCCAAAAAACCAAGCGCTAAACAGGTCATTCCATTTCGTTCGACCGCTCTTGAACTCGTCAGGAATTGAGTTGTAAGCAGGTAGACCTTTCGTTGTTCCGAATGCGACATCGAGGTCACTAATTGTTGGGATATCCATGTCAGCCCCTGCAAAGAACGTTAATAATCCGGTCGCCAAAGAACGCAACCATCACCAGGCTCGCGAAGCATCCACCGAACAGGATTGCCCACACGATCATCAGAATGTCCGCTTCGCGCAGCCTGTTCTGGCTAACCGGAGTGCGGTCGATGAACATGACGCCGCGTGTTGGGCGGCCGGCGACGCGCCGCAGGAAGTAGGGGCGCGGGCTCATCACGCTGCACCCCGCAAAAACGCGCAGCACACGAGCGCGAGCACGCCCCAGAGCAGGCAGAGGATGGCGATGCCGCTCATGATTGGCTCCGGGCGCGAAGCATTGCGTCGGCCATCGTGTAGGAAAAACGGGCAACGTTGTCTACATCAAATGCGCTGTCGTGCGGGACAGCAGAAACACATGCATCCATAGCCTTCGCCGCGAAGTAGTCGCGCAGCGTCATGCCATCACTGACTGATGAGACTTCATATGCGTCACGGTCTGGATTCCATTGGGTGCCCGTCAACGGAAACGCGGGCCCGCCGTCTTTGATCTCGCTCATGATTGGCCTCAGAACGGAATTTCAGCCGCTGCGGAAGCGAGTTGCAACGGCTTGTCGGACTCGATCAGCCGCGCCGTGTCGATGCAGTCGATCATGGCCGTTTGAACGCTCGAAGCAAGGCGCTTGGCACGCTCCGCCGCGTCTTCTTCGATCAGTGAAAGAACACGCACGATGAAGCCGGGTGCGAGTTCCACTTCGATCTTTCCGCCCGGCCCTTCGAAAAGCGCTTCGGCGAACAGGGAACCGCCATTGGATTCGTAGCTTTCGCGGCGGCGGATAGTAAGTGTCTTGAGTTGCATTTCAGTACCCCTGCGCCAACAGGCGCTTAACGATGTTTTGCTTTGCCTGATCGAGAAGCGCGAGCAGCGTCGCTGCGTCATCGCTTGCCAAGGCACCCATGAAAAGCTCTTGCTGCGGCTCGGTGAATTCAACCGTTTCCTCAAGCAAGTCCTGAAACGTGATCGACTTCTCGATGACCTTTCTTCGCTGACGCTGGATAATCGACATGGCATCGACCCGTTCCAGATCGCGGTCGAACATCCAGTCGCCGTACTTCATGGTCTTGTTGATGACAAGCGGAATCGCGCTCATGGCTTCCTCACTGAATCGTGATACGGCTGTAATCGGTCTCGCGTGAGATCTTCCACACGCGCAACAGCGGGTTCACTTCCCACGGGTTGATGCACACAAGCTCAAGCATCTTCGTGGCGAACAGGCTGATCTCGTGATGCAGCTTCGAGACAAAGGGCGCTTTCATGGCTGACCTCACAGGGTTTGTTTGTGTGCTGCTGTGAGTAGAATCTTAGGCGCACCTAAATCTAACGTCAAGGAGTTTTTAGGTATGGCGAATACCTAGACGACAAAAAAGCCCGCGCGAGGCGGGCCGGTGGGGCGGGACTTGTTGGTCAGTTCTTGCGGGCCGTGATGACGCGTACAGCCATCAACAGGTGTCGGGCGACTTCATTGAGTGCTTCTTCTGCGTCCTTTGGGGTGGGTAGCGCTTCCCGTATATGCAGCGGAACCCTCACCTTTCTCGCCCGGTAGGCGTCTAGGTCAATAATGTCTTTTTGGCTTGTGATCTCGCTTCGCATGTCTTTGGTCCCTCAGTGGATCGACGTGGGACGCCAGTCTCTGCTCCTCAATATGCAGTTCGCGTACCACTTCAGCATCGTGCATTCCCAACATTTGCTCTGCAAGCATTAGTAAGGAGGTGTGGTGCGCAAACATTTGCGAGGCAATCGCGCCAAGCCCGTCCAGGTGCGCGACACACTGAATTAACAATTGCGCTTCATCACTTAGAGGGCTATTTGCCTCTCTGATCGGAGGATTGACGCGGGGCTTCCCGGCAAGAACTTCCCAAGGATCGAGCGCCAGAGCGTCGCATATCTTCAGAAGTTTGGGGCCGCTAAGCTCCTTTATGTCCCCATTTTCCCAGTCGTTGACGGTCGGCGCCGACACGCCGCAGCGCCGCGCAAATTCCGCTTTCGAGAGGCCCAATTCTTCGCGCCGGGCGGCGACTCGTTTGTTCCACGTATCCATGAGGTAAGCCTAATGTTTTTAAGGTTAGGTATGGCTTGCTTTTGGAATTAGGTCGGCCTAAAATAAAACGGAATTCGACTAAGAGGCCTTCCATGAACCAATTTGCCAACACAGTCATCGATCTGCTTGGCGGCACCAACGCAGTCGCTGAGCTGTGCGAATGCAAGCCGCCGTCTGTCAGTCAGTGGCGCACTGAGGGCATCCCGAAATACCGTCTCCAATTTCTGCGGCTTGCTCGGCCGGATGTCTTCGAAGGTCTTGAAGAACACCCCGCGCCTGAGAAAGCGTCTGCGGCATAACCAATAACGAGGTCTTACACATGGCACGCCGTGCTGAATATCGGAACGAAGTCAAAACGCGACTGCGGGATGAGGTCTACACGCGCTTGCAGGACTTCAAGCAGCTCAACTTCATCGACAGCGATTCAGCGGCGCTCGCGCGTCTCGCAGAAATGCTGTTGTGTGGAATTGTTCCTTCTGCCCGCTCGGGCGTCAGTGACGATTCCGGCAGTCGGTCCCCACTTGGGACGATTCGGGACGCAGCATGAGCGACGACAAAAAGCAGTACACGGTTGAATTTCCCGCGGGGGAAGCAGAGCAGATCGAGCAAGGGGCAGCGGAGCAAGGCATTTCAACGCCTGACTTCGTGATTTATTGCACGCGCGCTTTCTCTTTCGGCATCAGTTACGCCATTCGGATGCTCCCCAGGCAGGGACAAACTGGGCCGCACGAGGACTGACATGGACGCCGGCGATCTGCTGTCTATCGGAATGCTTATCGTGATCGCCCTGGCGGTGATCGGCGCATGGAGGTCGATGTAATGGCGACGTATTCAGAGAAATTGCGTGATCCGCGCTGGCAGAGGATGCGGCTCGAGGTTCTTGAGTGCGCAGGCTGGGCATGTCAATCCTGTCAATCATCTACGAAAACCCTGCATGTTCATCACAAGCAGTACATCAAAGGTCGAGAGCCCTGGGAATACGAGCGCACCAACTTTGAGGCTCTCTGTGAAGACTGCCACCAGGAATCTCACGTTGATAAGGATCTGATCAACGAGATTCTTGCCGCAATGCCGTCTTTGATGTGGCAGCGTGTTGCCAGCCTTCTCGCTGGCTATGCCTACGAACACATTTCCGATGACGTGCTCTCAAGGACTTATTCGGCCCACGACTACGAAGCCGGGAAGCTATCCGCGGCCCTATCTGATCTGGAGCTTTCTAAGTTCCCGATGTTGCACGAGAAGTTTGCCGAACTGATGCGGGAACCGTCCTAGGAATTGGCATGAATTACTACGAGCACCACATTGGTGACTTTCGATCCGGGACGGTCAACATGACGCGCCTCGAGCGCTGGATATATCGCGATCTGATCGAGGTGTATTACGACACAGAAAGACCGTTGACGGTCGATGTGGAGAAGCTCTGCAAAGACATTGGCGCCCGGTCTGAGGAAGAAAAAGAGGTCGTTCGAGAACTGCTTGTCTACAAGTTCACCCTGACCGGTGATGGCTACGTGCACGAGCGATGCCAAGCCATTATCGAGTCGTATCACTCTCGAGCAGACACGGCCCGTGAGAACGGAAAGAAAGGCGGTCGTCCTCCTAAGAGCCGAGATGGTAACCGAGAAAAACCCACTGGGTTTAATCAGGAAACCAAAGATAACCAACCTGAAACCGGATCGCAAACTAACCAGAAACCAGTAACCAATAACCATCAACCAGAAGAAAAGACAAAGGCCCCGCGCGCCAAGCGCGCTACGCGTCCTACCAAGACGTCATTGCCTGTTGATTTTTCTGTCAGTGATCGGGTTCGGTACTGGGCAGCCGAGAACGGGCATGCGCGACTCGATGAACATTTCGATTCGTTCGTCCGCAAAGCTCGAGCAAAGGGCTATGAGTACGCGAGTTGGGATGATGCCTTCATGGAGGCAATTCGGGCCGACTGGGCCGGATTGAAAAAGCAGCAGGGCCCACCTCGAGCGCTTAGTTGGTCCGAAAAGAACGACGAAGTAATCGCGCAGCTAACCGGCCGGAGCCGATATGAACCAGATGACCGAACCATCGACATTTGACGGGCCAGGGCGCCCTGAATGGCCGCTGAATGCCCTGTCCAAGCGCGCGATCGAAATGCTGTTCTCGAAGATGAGCGCTTTCTACGGCGACAAGTTCGCGATGATGTGGCGCGGCTCGAAGATCGACGAAGTGCAGAAGGCATGGGCTATTGAACTGGCGAAGCTCTCGCGTGAGCAGCTAAAGGCCGGTAGCGAGTCCATGACGGCCCTGCCGAAGCCGCCGACGCTGCCGGAGTTCATCAACCTATGCCGTCAATCCCGGCTGGAGCAGGCCGCTTTCCAGGCGCCGCGTCTTGAGCATGTGACGCCGGCCGATCAGAAGATCATCGACGCCAATCTCGCCAAGATCCGGCACTTCAGCAGGCCCAAGCGGCTGTCTGCTGCGAATCCGGGATGGGCATACGACTTCTTCATTCGCGGCGCCGCGCTGAACGCTCAGCCGACTTCCGTAGAGGTCGCCAGGAATTGCCGCCAGGCGATTCTGTCGCAGGTCGGTCGGGAGTACCCGTCTACGCAGGAAGGCGAGCGCGCGCAGCAGTGCGCGGAGATTCTGCGGAGTGTCGTGAAAGAACACGTTGAGGCCCAATCATGAACGGAAACAGACACCTCGAATCGACATCGCGCAAGGAAATCTTCGATCTGCTGAAGCGCTGCGGCCCGTTGACGGTCGTCCAGATCGACAAGATCCGTCGCAAGACGCGCTCCAACTTTGGCGTGCGCTGGCTGCTTCGCAACGGCTACTTGGGAATGTTGCCCACATACCCCGCCAAGTTCGTCGTCGGCAGCCTGGAATACATCGCATCAGAAGTGCCTGAAGGGATGCGCTGCGTGCTTGACGCTCTGGAGACTTACGGCCCTGCCACGTCGCTTGAGATCGGTGAGCGGATCGGCAAGACACGCGAATGCATCGATGTTCAATTGCGAATCGCTCGCGCCAACGGAACGGCGCACCGGAGCGGAGAAAAGAGACTGGCCGGCAACATGACCGCATACGTCTGGAGCTTTGGCCCAGGTGCGAACTATGTTCGCGACTCCAAGCGCCAACAGAAGTTGCGCCAGCATGCGGAAGAGACGAGGCCGGTGAGGATCGTTAAATCGTCCCTCAACGTCCACCGCGACCCACTGGTCGAAGCATTTTTCGGAGCTGCAGCATGACTGCGCGCGTCGTTGGCTTCCCGAAGAACGTCACCTATCGCAACAAGAAGATCCGTGAGTCTGCGCGCGGGAAAGAATGCCTGATGAAGTTGCCGGGCTGCTGCGGAGGCACGGAATCGACCATCTGGAGTCACTACCGCGGCGAGGCGGGCGGGAAGGGCATGTCGCTGAAGGCTGACGATCTGTGCGGCGCGTATGCCTGTACGCACTGCGATGCGATTTACGACGGGCAGAAGCCGATTCCGGCTGGATCTGGAATTAGCCAGATGTCCGTATGGCTCGCATGGTACGAGGCGCATATCCGCTCTCTGGTGATGCTGCACGCTGACGGGGTGATCTGGTGACTACCGGCCTGTCCCAGTTCATCACTCTGCCGCTGCCGCCATCGGTGAACAGCTACTGGCGCAAGTCGCCCAGAGGGATGTACATCACGCAGGCCGGCAAAGACTTCCGCCAGCAGGTAGCCGAGATAGTCGCCGAGCGGGAGTGCATCAAATTCGGCGCCTCGCGGCTGTTCATGGCGGTGCGGCTGTGCATGAGGGATCGCAGGGCGTCGGATCTGGACAACCGGCTCAAGGCGCTCTGTGACGCTCTGGAGCATGCAGGTGTTTTCGACAACGACGAACAGATAGACGAGTTGCACATTTTGCGCGGGCCGATCACTAAGGGCGGCCAGTGCTACGTGATGATTTCGGAGGTGGAAGATGGAGCTGACCGACTGGATGCCCTGCAAAACCCCGCCTGTGCGTGACGGCTGGTACGACCTGGAGCGTCGGCTGAACGACGGCAGCGTAATTCAGCCTGCGGAACGCGTGCGTTTCGCTAACGGTGAATGGGACCGCCATTCGAGCAAATCGGAGATTGGAGTGTGGGTAGGGACGGACTACTGGCGCGGGGTGCTGAAATGAAAGGCTCAGCCCGCATCCCCACTCTCGCCGAGCAATCCAAAGCAGGAACGCGCGGCGGCAAGAAGAAACTCGACGCTAACGCCATAGAGGCGCTATGGGACGAAGTTCAAGCAAAGCGCGCGGCTACTTTCAGATGGACACCGATGAAACAGGAGAAAGCATGATGGATCGAATTGTCTGTGCGGCGAATCGCAAGCGATTTACCGGCCACGTCGTGCTTGGAATCAGGCATTGGGACGACTTCATGCGCGGCATCCACTCGGAAGGAGACCCTGTTGACCAGGGTTTCATTGACAACCGCGGCAACTTCTTGTCCCGAACAGAAGCATGGAAAGTTGCAAACGCGGCGGGGCAGATCATCAGGCGAGTCGGCGGCGATGATGTGAACGGCGGAACGCTTTACTCCGAAAACCTCTATTAAGCCGCTCGCCATCTGCGCACGATGGCTTTCAACGGGGAATGAGCATGGAATCAACCGACGACAATCAGCAACTCGACGAATTCTGCTCCATGTGGGCACAGTGGCATCGCTCGCGCCGGCTGTTTGCGCCGCCGATTCCGCAGAACATCCTGGCTCGCATGCGCCCGCAACCAGTGCGCGAAGCCCCTGACGCGATCCTGAGCGCCGATCTTTCCTACTTCAATCTGGCTCTGCTGTCGCAGCCGGAGGGGAAAGGGAAGATGGCGTTCTACCTGTACTACCTGCACGGCGTGCGCCCGGTAAAGTTGATCGCCTCAGAAATGGGCTTCACGACACAGGCGTTTTACAAGGCGCTGCGCAAGGTGAGGGAAGACACGCACCGGTCATATCGGCGCATGGTGTATGGAGAAACCATTATGGTTTCCGATTCTACGGTTTCCGAAATAACCGCTTAAAGGTACTATTTCATAGAGGCTGAATTACTGCCTCCAGAAGCCCGCCAAGCGAAAGCTGTGCGGGCATTTTGTTTTGGGGGATCGGAATGGTGAGCCGCAAGAAGGTTCTGGACGAGCCTGTAC